TCACATCACACCTTGTATAATAACATTTTCTGTATTTATATTGCACATATGGCAAAAATCAATAAAAACAGTTGTAAAGTCATTTATATTTGAGAATAGCTTACCATATTCTCCATCTAAATCATATACTCTATTGCCATAGTTTTCGTCAAATATGTGTATATGATTTCGAGATGAAAGAGAACCATCGCTATACATATGAGGTTTACAATCTATTTCTAGTCGAATCATAATTGTATTTGAATTAGAATGCCGGTTTTGTAGTTTCTTTTTTGAAATAGTTATACTGCTTTTTCTATCTGTATCAATTAAAAAAGTATCTCTTGTTGAATCAGACAAAACAAGAATTGGATTTGAAGCTTTTTCGCCAGCTATAGGTAATTCTATCTTTTCTTCAAAAAAATGTTTTTTTAAGAGAATTAATTGCTTATATTCTTCATTTGTCATATCTACCTCCCATAATAATGTGCTTATTTTCTTTTTGTCTTAATAAATTCGGCAAAAGACTTAATCTCGTCAAGTTCTTTTTCGGTATATCCATCTCCGTCAAAGTAAGCTACAGTGGTTGCTGGTTCTGCTGCCTTATCCTCAATCAAGTCGGATTTATTAATATGAAAATAATCAGCGAGAGTTTGAACCTTTCCCATGCGTGGAATGGCAATTCCTTTGCACCAAGTATTAAAAGTCTGAGGAGAGACGCGAATGTTTTTAGCAATTTCCGATTGGTTTTTTCCACTTTTAGTAACATAGGAGTTTAAATTTTTTGAAAAAATAGCTTTCTGTTTATCTTCGCTCATATTTAATCTCTCCTTACATCCTAATAATAGGGTTTAATTTTATTATAGTCAACAAAAAACAAAAGAAATTTAATGTAAACTAGCAGATATTAAAGGTATTGTGATAAGGATTAGGGATGCAGAACTGGAATATATTTCTGGTTTCGCATTTTAAGAAAACAGAGTAAAATAAGTTATGAGGTGCATCATGAAAATTTTACTGGGAGAGATTATGTTTGAAAAAAATATCACATACCCAGAACTGGCGAGATTAAGTGGTGTGAGCAGATCAACACTGCACAGGATGGCGAATGGTCAGAAAACGAACTCAATTGAGCATTTAGAGCAAATCGCAAAAGCTCTGAATATGAGAATATCTGACCTTTATGAATCCGATTGGAAGTAATTAGAAATCGTCAGATGCACTTTTTTAAATACAATTTCCCATATCCGGGAAATCTTTCAAAAATTGTAGAAAAAATCCGTTTCTCTCTCTATAATAAACGTAGAGAGGAGGGAGAGGGTTATGACAGATTATCAGAATAGCATTTACCGACTAGTCAAAAACATTCGGTCAGAATCAGGTTTGAAACGCATTTATAAACTGGCGTTGTTTTTATATTTGAAAGAGGAGAGCTGAATAGTTCTCCTCTTTTAATATTATAAGGCTTTTTTTATAATAATAGATTCCCCATTAAATTCGAGGGACAGGGATTTGTTATCTGGCGAAACCCCAAGTTTGTCAGCCCATAACTTTGGAATCGACACCTTGCAATTATAAGAATTTTTACTTGAATTTCCGCCGCATTTTCCAATAATCATATTTGCTTTTCTCTTCTCATTCATCCCAATTAATATCCTTTGCATTAATATATTCACCGGTTTCCGCTTTTTCCAGTTTTTCGCGTTCAGATGGCGTGAGCTTAGTATAATCCGGGTCCCATGCTAAGACTAATCGTTTCACAAATTCAAAAGCAAAGTTCTGTTCCTGTGCCGGAAGCATTTCCAACATAGATACTGTTTGTTCAATCATTTTTGTCATTATTTACCTCCTTCCTGTATATATTATAAAGTATTGGTTACCAATAGCCAATGGTTTTTTTTAAAAAGGCACAGTTATTTTCATATAAAAAAAGAAACCGCCATATCACGGTTTCTCTTCGCTGATTTTCTTAAATTTCTGTATCATCCGGTCAATCGCTTCTAAATCTTCAATGTCCAAGCTGGCAGCTCCCTTTAAGATTGTCTTGTGAAGCTCGTTCTCGCCTGCCATGATCCGGTCGATCTGCTCCAGAAAAACTTCGTCTGAATCTTGAAACATTTCGCCTGATCCGGTGGTTAACCAAATATAATCGACATGGAACTCACGGCAGATTGATTTTATCATTTGATCTGTCACTCCGCGTTCATAATGTTCTATCTTGCTGATGGCAGTTTTTCCGACTCCAAGTCGTTCTCCAAATTTTTCAAGTGTCAATCCCAGTTCTTTTCGTAAAATTTTAACTCTGTCATTAATGTTTTCCATCTAAAGCCTCCTCTCTATCTGACCTCATATTATCACTTAAATTCTAAAAAATCAAGAAAAAAGTTGTCAAAGGGGATTTTTATATTGACAATAATGGCAAAGGGGATTATAATGTACCCATAGACAACAGATGGCAATCGAAACAAGGAGGTGTTTTTATGGAAGACAGAAAAAAAGAACTGTTAAAAAAGATTGCAACTGAATTTCCGGCTTTAAAGGAAAGGGAAAAATATTATATCGCCGGTTACATTTCTCATGCCGAGGATGCCAGAGCGGAGAAAATGGAAGTGAGAACAGCGTAGAGTGCGAGAAAGGAGAGTGAGAGCGTGGATAAAAAAGATGAGATAGAAGTAAAAATTCATGTGGATACAACGGAACTGGTTGATGCAATAGAAAAAGCGAACAGATTAGTATGTGTTTTAAAAGAAGTTAATACACTTATCCATTCGCTTTTGGGGGCAGAACAATCAAAGACCTAATTTTTTGGAAATATACTGATTTGTTGCAGTTTGTAGCATATCGTCCCAAGTCTTGAAAATTGTTGTGGCGGCTATATGTTTGTCAAGATCAGATTCTGGTATAGCTTCGAAGGCATCTTGTGATTCAGCATTGAATCCGCCTGATGTAAATAAATCATCTATAGAAGAAAATGAAGTGTATTTTTGCATAAATGAATTTGGGAATAATTCTGCGAAAGAAAGTTGCTTTTTTTCACCTAATTCTTTAGCACCTTGTTCCATTTTCTTTAACTGATTTTGTAATTCATCTAAGCCATCAATTTTAAATGACATATGTGGATTCTCCTTTCATAATACTCGGACGCGGCAACGTCCTGTAAAGAAAGGATAGCACGGTAAGCACACAAGTACAAGCAGCAGAAGTATTAACTATGGAGAATGCAGAAAAATAGCGAAAACGGGACAAGAAAATCACATACAGTGTAATGGAGGTGGTGTAAATGAAAATTATAAACGGATTCAAAGTAAATATGTATGTGAGGATTGGAGATCAACCACCTAAAAATTGGGAAGAGTTCACAAAAGAGGAACAGAGAGAAATTTCGCAAAAATTAAATGAACAGGCAGCAAGGTCATTTGCTATCAAAGTTAAGTAGACCGCTGAAGCGGTCAGAGGTGGACAAGCATGAGAAGAGTAGAAGACATTCTTTTTACATTTGGAATGACAGTCTTTATCATAGCCGCCTGTGGCTACGATGGACAACCTGTAATATGCGGGGGTATATCCATGATAGGTCTGTCGTTGGCATATTTTGAGTATTGGAAGAAGGTGAAAGAGAATTGAAAAAAGAGTTAAAGGATTTTGAAACATACGAGTTAGTAGAAGAATTAAGAAATAGAGAAGGAGTGGAGTTACATAGGGCAGATCCATATGAAGAAAAAGAATACAGTGTCAATGGTCCTGCCCTTGTACTCATCATTGTTGATTAACGAACTCTTCTGTAGCGGTAAACACCCTTAATATGAGCCGCTAAATATCCGCCTTTAGAAGATGCATTTATTAAAGACGAGTATACCGATTGAGGAACACCATAGTATTCATATAAACCACCGGAATGGAAAAGAACAGCTAGAGTAGTTCCCTCATATCCAACAGAATGGATGTTGGATGAAGTTACAGGAATCATATTCATAACTCATACCTCCCCTCGTTATGTACTCGGCATGACGTGCCTGTACAGATATTATACCTGGGAAGTATTGGAAAATCAAGGAAAGGGGGAATCGTAGATGAGTTGCATAGAAAAGAAAATAGCACCGCTAAATTCTTTGACGAGAACCGGTGCTATTACAACTAAAAACACATAAAGCATTTTTATGTATTTTAGCACAGGAAATCAGATTTGAAAAGGAGATTTTATGAGTTATTACAGGAAATGCGAGGACTGTGGATGCACACTGGATCCCGGAGAGGGACGTATCTGTGATGAGTGTGCTGAAAAAATGCGGCAGAAAACAGACCGCAGGGCGGTGCTACGCAAAATGATACTCTCGACAAATTATAAACAGATGGAAATGGAGGAATTTTTAAGATGATCACAACAAAGATTCAGATCCGGAATCTTTTCGGAATCAAAGAGTATACGCAGGATGGAGGTTCGGTAGAACTTTCCGGGAAAAACGGAGTAGGAAAAACATCCGTGATCGATGCTATCCGTTTTGCACTGACAAATAAATCAGAGAGAGAATATATTGTCCGCAAAGGCGAGACAGAGGGAGAGATCCTGATAGAGACAGATACCGGATTACGCATCAATCGAAAAGTCAGAACTGACAGGGTAGGTTATAAGAGCATAAAACAGAATGGTGTAGAGGTTGGCAGTCCGGAGGCATTTCTCCGTGATATTTTTACACCGCTACAGCTAAATCCGGTTGAATTTATGTCAATGGATAAAAAGAAACAGAATGCCATCATTCTTGATATGATTGAGTATTCATGGGATATGAACACGATCAAGGAATGGTTTGGAGAGATACCAAGCTGGGTGTCTTATGACCAGAACATCTTACAGGTGCTCAATGACATCCAGAGTGAAAAAGGAGAATATTTCATGCATCGGCAGGATGTCAACCGCGACATTCGTACTAAAAGAGCATTTATTGAGGAGATTGCAGCGGGAATACCGGAGGGATATAGTGCAGAGAAATGGGAAACGGCATCTACATCTGATATATATCACCAGATTGAACAAATACGGAGCGATAATCAGAAGATTGAAAAAGCACATTTACTCAAGGATGCAAGGGACAGCAAAGTACGTTCTTTTGAAGCGGACAGGGAGATCAGCAAATCAGCACTTGATACGGAATTTGATAATCGTTCTCATCAGATAGATAAAGATATCTTAAAACTGGAAGAACAGATCAAAACATTGAAAACCGAACAGGAAAGTCTTGACGGAAAGAAAAAGGACAAGCTGGAAATAATAGAACAGACATATAAGGCAAATGTGGCGAAGTATGATGCCGAAGTTGCTGATTATGCACAGTATCTGGATATGGAGAAAAAGGATGTATCAGAACTGGTGCATGAAGCATTGTACATGGAAGACATGAAAGGCCACATCAATGAGTACAAACGGATGGTTGACCTTCAGAAAGAAGTGGAAGGACTTGCGGAAGAGAGCAGTGAGCTGACACGCAAGATTGAGAAAGCACGCACACTTCCGGGAGAAATCTTGCAGAACTGTACGATCCCGATCGATGGTCTTACGGTTGAGAATGGAATACCTCTCATCAACGGACTGCCGGTAAGCAATTTGTCCGAAGGAGAAAAGCTGGATCTTTGCATCAATGTTTCTATCCAGAAGCCGAACGGATTAGACATCATCCTGATCGATGGAGCTGAAAAGTTAGCATCCGGATTGCGAGAGAAACTGTATCAGAAATGTAAGGAGAAAGGGTTACAGATGATCGCAACCCGTACTACAGATAGTGACACAATGGAGATCATTGAATTTTAGGAGGATTATTTATGAACGAGGTAAGTGTATCGGACGGAAATGTAATGACCAGAAGTTCGCAGACGGAAATGATGATCAGCCGGCAGGCACAGGAAGTGCAGGCAGCTATGGTTATTGCAAAGAAATTTCCACGAGATGAGTATGAGGCAACAGAAAAGATCAAGAGAACGTGCCAGAGGTCAACCCTTGCAGAGCAGGCAATTTATTCTTATCCACGCGGTGGTCAGAATGTCAGCGGACCGTCTATCCGACTTGCGGAAGCATTAGCACAGAACTGGGGCAATATTGATTATGGGATCATTGAACTGGAACAGAAAGACGGAAAGTCGGAGATGATGGCATATGCATGGGATTTAGAATCAAATACCCGTGTGACAAAGATATTCGGTGTGGAGCATAAGCGTGATACAAAAAAAGGTTCCTATGTCCTTACAGACAGCAGGGATATTTACGAAGCCACAGCAAACTTTGGAGCACGCCGGATGAGAGCATGTATCCTTGGAGTGATTCCGGGAGACGTTGTAGATATGGCAGTCAATGAGTGCAGAGAAACACAGAAAAAAAGCTATGGAGAACTGCCAAGTCAGGAAAAAATAAAAAAGATTGAGAAGCTGTTTAAAAAAGACTTTGGGGTTACCAAGGAACAGATCGAGAAGTATGCAGGACGTAACATGGGTACTTTCGGTGCAGAGGAATGTACGGACTTGTGGGGCGTGTATACAGCATTAAAGAATGGACAGGCAAAGGTAGAGGATTATTTTCAGACAAAGGAAGAAGTGCCGGATCCATTTGCCAAGACAGGTGAGACGAAGGAATTATCCAAGAAAGAAGCAATAGAAAAAGAAGCCGAGGAGGAATTTGAGAATGCAGTTGACTAATGAAAATTATTATAGCAAAGAAGCCAATGAAGAGTATCTGTCCGTCAGCCAGTATAAAGATTTTATGGGAACATACGGCAAGCGTGGCTGCGAAGAATATGCCCTTGCCAAGATAGAAGGTACATGGGAAGAAAACATGGAGGATTCTGACGCGCTGATGGTCGGCTCCTATGTGGATGCACATTTTGAAGGGACCTTGGACTTATTCAAAGCAAAACATCCGTGTATGTTCAAAAAAGACGGAGGTTTGATGGCGAAATATCTGAAAGCTAATGAAATGATCCAGAGATGTGAACGGGATGAGGTATTTTCACATTATATGAGTGGAGAAAAGCAGGTCATTATGACAGCAGATATGTTCGGGGCAAAGTGGAAGATCAAGATAGACAGTTACCATCCGGGACAGTGCATTGTGGATTTAAAAACCTGTCAGTCCATCAACAAAGTATTTTTCCATCATGATATTGGATATATGAACTTTTTAGCAGAGTGGGGGTATTACATACAGGGTGCCGTTTATCAGAAAGTTGTGGAAATCAATACAGGTAAGAAACTTCCATTTTTCATAGCTGCGGTATCTAAGGAAAAAGTACCGGATATTCAAGTGATCGCAGTGGAACAGAATCTGTTGGATGAAGCATTAGCAGAAGTGGAACACAATGTGCCAATGATCCTTGCATTAAAAAATAAAGCAGCAGATCCTACCCGATGTGAATGTTGTGATTATTGTAAACAGACAAGGGTTTTAAAGGCTCCGATATGGTCAAGTGATCTGATAGGAGATATTTAATGAAAGATTCGATTGTAATTAATATGGATTATGCCGGATATGACATCATAGACGGAACACCAAACGTACAAAGACATCATATCTTTGGTGGGACTGCAAACCGCAGACTGTCGGATGAGGATGGTCTTTGGGTACCGTTATCGGATGAACATCATCAGGGAAAGATGAGTGTTCACATGAATAAGGAAATGCGGGTACTTATGCGGATCATCGGTCAGCTTGCATGGGAAAAGCATTATATCGCAGAAAACGAAAATGTAAGCGAGGATGATGCAAGGGAAGCATTCAGAAAAAGATATGGCATTAGTATGCTGTAGGTTGAAACACCTGTGCACTTGAGGGTGTGTACGAAAGAAACTGCTTATCGGTAATATATCACGCCAATAAAAGCCTCTGCCAAATGGCAGAGGGGAAAGGAGCGGTATGGAAAAATTAATGTTTACGATCCTTGGAAAGCCGATCACGAAAAAGAACAGCCAGAGGATCGTGGTCTGCAAGAACAGACCTATGATACTGCCATCTAAGGCATATTTGAAATATGAGAAAGACTGTAAAAAGTATATGCCGGATACAAAACAGATTGATTATCCCATAAATGTCAAGGCTGTCTATTACATGCCGACACGCCATCGGGTAGACCTTACGAATCTTCATGAGGCACTACATGACATTTTAGTTAAATATAACGTCATAGCAGACGATAACTGCAAGATTATTGTAAGCACGGATGGAAGTCGTGTACTGTATGACAGAGAAAACCCACGGACAGAGGTCACGATTACGAAAGCAGGTGGTGTTGTTGAAAATCATTGATTACATACCGGTCGGACATAAGAATGCAGTAACCAGAAAGCAGCTTGTTATTTTAACAGGACTTTCCGACCGGAAAATAAGAAATATGATCCAGGAAGAATGTAATCGGGAACATCCCATTTTGAATATGCAGGACGGAAAAGGATACTTTCAGCCGGCATATGATGAGATGCATTTGGTAAGACTTTACCGGGCACAGGAAAACCACAGAACCCTTACGAATCGTAAAAAGGTATCTGAAATAGATAAATACTTAAAATGCCAAAACAATGAACTGGAGCGTAATCAAATAAGCATCTCTGATGTGATAGGCGGTGGGAAATGAGAGAAAGTGTTGTTTTTTACCGCAGCTTTGCAGAAGCGATCAAGGCTCTTCCAAAGGAGGAGCAGCTAAAGGCACTGTGGGCAGTTATTAATTATGGGTTGGATGGTGTGATCCCAGAGGAACATGGAGTGCATACGGCGATCTTTTTAATGGCGAAGCCACAGATAGATGCCAACAACAAGAGATACCAAAACGGAACCAAAGGTGGCAGACCTGTAACCAAAGACAAACCAAACGATAACCAAGATGAAACCAAACCAAAAGCAAACGATAACCAAGAAATAACCAAAGAAGAACCAAACCAAAACCAAGATAAAACCAAAGCAGAACCTAAGGAAAAGGATAATGTAAAGGAAAAGGTAAAGGATAATGATAATAGTGTGGTGCGTTTCACGCCGCCCACAAAACAGGATGTGATGGACTATTGTCAGGAAAAAGGTTACACGGATGTTGATGTTGAGAGGTTTATGAATTACTACACCTCTAACGGGTGGATGGTAGGGAAAAACAAGATGAAAGACTGGAAAGCTGCAATGCGAAACTGGGCGCGGAAGGATATGGCCGCCAAACCCAATAATACCAACGGAAATAGGTTTTGCAATTTTGAACAGCGCAATTATGACTATGATGCCTTGGAAAAGAACCTCTTGCGGAAGGGAAGTGGTTAGATGAGTGGACGAAAGCGAGGATGTATGCTTGATAGCTACCGTGACAGGGTAGAAGAGCTGCTGGATGCAGGCTGTACCTTCGCCGACATTTCTGACCACATGGCAGAAGAGGAGCAGATCTATGTTGAGCCTACAACGGTCGCATACTTTGTGCGCAGCCGTAAATTGTCCAGCAAGGTTACACAGGGATGCAGGAATAACAGGATTGATATACCGAAGTGTGCAGAGTGCGAGTACCGACATCTGGTCACGGACCAGTACCAAAAGCCGAGCATTTATATCTGCACCAAGATATGGGTCAGAATCAATAGTGGCTGCAAGTCCAGTCCGATGAGCTGCCCGAAACGGGATATTGAGAGGGATTGTGGACTATGAATAAATTAACGGGTTTGAGGGGATTTGAACCCCTCGGTGTCCAAAATACTACTTACACCTTTGCTCCTGAATCAGTGGTTCTGTGCAAACCCACAACCACCTGCACCCGCCGAAACTTTTTGTAATTCTGAAAATATTGTCATAAGTGTACCTCCTGAAAAAATGAATCTAAAACTAAGGTCATCGTTTAGGTTGTACGACCACATGACAGAGCAACAGGATAAAAACATTGTAAGTAATATAGATGTTGGTAAAATAATTGTTTACTACATTATAGGATTTTAAAAGCAAAAATGCAAGAAAGGAGGAGAAGTAAGAAATGGAATCAGTACAGGAAAGAATGGAGCGGCTTGGAACGAAAGAAAAGATTGCAACCTTCATGCAGAAGGAGAAACAGCCGTATGAATTTAAGAGAAAATATGCACAGATCAGGGCAGAGGAGTTTGCAAGTGAGTGCGATGGCAGAGGATTGAATTATCATGTGTCTGTCGGAGGATTGGACAGCATCGTCTTATATCTGTTTCTGCATGAGATCTGCCATATCAATGCTCCAGGTGTGAGTGCATCAACGTTAGAAGATAAGAGCATACAGCGGGTACATAAAGCACTTGGGATCATAAATGTTCCGCCACTAAAAAGGGAGGATGGGACTTACTGGACAAAGCCAAGGGTCATACAGGAGTTTGGGTTTCCGGTTATATCAAAGGAGGTAGCAGGAAAGATTGAATTGCTGCAAAATCCTACCGAGAAAAATAAAACAGTGCGCCATGCGATCATAACCGGAGAGACTGGAGCATACGGCGGCTGGCAAAAAAACTCCAAAATGCAGTTAAAGCAGAAATGGCTTGAATTGTTTGGTGGATATGAAAATGAGAACGAAGGATGTGATTATGAAAAACCGGATTTCAAAGTGTCATCAAAATGCTGTTACTACCTCAAAGAAAAGAACTGTGATGATTGGGGTAAGGAGCATAACAGTGTACCGTATCTTGGTTTAATGGCATCCGAGGGCGGCAGACGTGCAAGAAGCCTGCGAATGAATGGGTGTAATTATTTTGGAAAATCGACTATCAGATCAGCACCGTTTGCCATTTTCCATCGGCAGGATATTTTACAACTTGCTTTGGAAATGGACAAACTCTGGAAAGGTGGTCTTAAAGAAAAATATCATGAAAAGTTACTAAAAGAAAACCGTTTGTCAAATAGTTTTAAAATGCCTGACAGCATCATTCCGGAAATTTATGGAACCATCGAGAAAAAACCAGATGGAACGTTGTATACGACCAAAGCACAGCGTACCGGATGCAGCATGTGTGGCTTTGGAATCCACATGGAGAAACGTCCTCACAGATTTGATCTATTGCATGAGAGCAATCCGAAAGAGTGGGATTATCTGATGTTCCACATGTGCAAAGACAAAGACGGAAATGACTACGGATGGGCGAAGGTACTGGACTACATTGGAGTGGGATGGGACCCTACAACGGTCGGCGGAAATTGCAAAGGGCAGATGAGCTTAGAGAATTTTATAGATTAGTGGAAAGGAGCCGGGACACGGAAAAATGAGTGATTTAGATAAATTTAATTATGAGTGTGAAGACCAGATCGATATATTTGATCTAATCAGAAAGCCAATAAGTATCACGAAACCTATTCGGTTGATTGAACTTTTTGCCGGGTATGGTTCACAGGCTATGGCATTGAGGGATATAGGTGCTAAATTTGAGCATTATCGCGTAGTGGAGTTCGACAAGTATGCGATTGCCAGTTACAACGCGGTGCATGGTACTGAATTCCCAACAATGGACATTACCAAAGTACACGCAGGAGATTTGAATATCTGCGATACGGGAAAGTATTGCTATTTTATGACGTATTCCTTTCCATGCACCGATCTGTCAGTTGCCGGGAAGCAGGCAGGAATGAAAAATGGCAGCGGCACAAGATCTGGTCTATTATGGGAAGTGGAAAGAATTCTTTGTGAGATACAGGAAAACGGAGGAGAACTGCCGCAGATTCTCTTCATGGAAAATGTGCCACAAGTACATGCGGATGCCAATAAAACGGACTTCCAGAACTGGATAGATTTTTTAACAAATCTTGGATATGTGAGTTACTGGCAGGACCTGAACGCGAAGAACTACGGCATTGCACAAAACAGGAACAGATGCTTTATGTTCTCGTTTCTTGGAGAGTTTAACTATAAATTTCCAAAACCAACACCGCTTGAAAAAAGACTCAAGGATTACCTGGAGGATAGTGTGGATGAGAAATATTATATTGACAATGAAAAAACTCAAAAGCTGATAAGGACACTCATTGACAATGGTACTTTGCAAAATACAATGCTAAGAACAGAACAGAACAGAACAGAACAGAACAGAACAGAACAGGTCTGCGTTGACGGAACGATCAAAGAACCGAAAAAACGAGAAGTTGCAAACTGCATCAAGGCAAGATATGACTGCGGAATCAGCAACCTCCGTTCAGATGGAAACGTGGTTATTGACAGATTGCGGAGAGAAAGCGGAGAAACGCATTGATGTTGCGAGAGCATTAAAAGCAAGAGATTACAAGGGATTAGATAATTACGGCAGTAATGGAGTGATCGAATGGAAATATTAGGAAGCATTTATACAGAGGTTTCAGAAAAGTTTCAAAATGGCATTCTCAAGGGAGGAATATCGAGGTGCATAAAAGCTGAAAAACATGATGTTGGAGTTGTTATGGCAGAAGTAAAGCAGATAGGAAATATTGCAGAAGAAAAAAAATTTAGCAATCCACAGATAGGCAGAATCTATGATGTAGGGGGGTGCAGTCCAACATTGAGTACAATGCAGGGAGGTGGCAGAGAGCCCAAAATAATAGTTGCCATGCGTGGCAGAAATCCTGATAACCCATCAGACAGAACAGCCGGAAGTCCAACGGAACAGCGGCTTGAACCAAATATGCAGGGAATCAGTAATTGCCTGACGAGTGTACAGAAAGACAATCTTGTTCTGATCAAGCAAGCCACAAAAGAAGGTTCAATCGAGTGTGAAATAGGCGGCTGCTTTGATGCAAGCTACCCTGAAAGAACAACAAGAAGAGGGAGAGTGCAGGATAAAGGAAACATCTGCCCAACCCTTACGGCACAGAATCAAGAGATTGTAAGGATCGAATCGAGATACCGTATAAGAAAATTTACACCTAGAGAGTGCGGACGGTTAATGGGAGTATCCGATGAAGATATCTTTAAGATGGAAAAAGTTAACAGCGACACTCAATTATATAAGCAGTTCGGTAACAGTATCGTCGTAAATGTGATGCGTGCAATGTTTAAAAACTTAAATATAGATCAATAGGGAGGAAGGACATGATCGTAAGATTCGTAGCAGGAGAAGAAACAGAAGAATTTGAATATCAAAATGATACGCCAGACGAAGATATTGATTACGACTATCAGCGATGGAACGCTAATCTCGGAAATGGATGGAGCAAAGAGGAGTAAAAGATAGAGCAGGAGCAGACCGGACAGCTCCGTTTTGCCTAAGCAGTTTTAAATTTTAGAACCAGATAACAAACAGGAGGATTTTATGAAGAAATGTCCATACGAAGAGAATAAGAGATGCACCAAGGAATGTAAACATGCCTTGACGTGCATCCAGAGAAAGTCGAAGAGGGAAAGGAGGCTAAACGATGAAACTGATTGATGTGGATGCGTTTAAAAGACAGATTGCTGGAATGACTATCGCCAATAGTTATTCTGTAAATAAGGCTAATGCATTGTGTGAGCTGATTGATGCACAGCCGATCGCTTTTGACTTGGACAAAGTTGTGGAGCAGCTAAAAGACGAACAGGAACTGTCATATGCGGATTTTGAAATTTACGCAGAGGAACATGGATTATCGGAAGATGATGACTGGCATTACAGGGGTCTTGGAAGAGCAGTCGAAATCGTGAAAAGAGGTGGAGTAGATGGAAATTAAACCGATTTTATTCAATACCGAAATGGTTCGGGCGAAAGAGGGTAGTAAATATTGAAATATCCTAAAGATATAGCGGGTATGAAATTTGGACGATTAACCGCGATAAAAAAGGTTGGAACAAAAGGCAATGGAAAAGGTTCAAAATCAATATGGCTTTGCAGATGTGATTGTGGAAACGAAAAAGAAATATTGAGGAATTCATTGGTAAGCGGAACAACTAAAAGTTGCGGCTGCCTTGAAAAAGAAGTTAAAGCAACAATGCATTTAAAACATGGAATGGCAAAATCAAGGATTTGGAACATTTGGACTGGAATGAGAGACAGGTGTTCCAGACCGAACAACAAGAATTATCAGAGATATGGTGGAAGAGGAATACGTGTTTGCCCAGAATGGGATAGTGATTTCCAAAATTTTTATGACTGGTCGATGGAGAACGGTTATAGTGATGATTTAACCATAGACAGAATCGACAATGATGGAAATTATGAACCGTCTAATTGCAGATGGGTAACGAGAAAAGAGCAAACAAGAAATAGGAGTATCACGAAAACAATTCCACTTGCCAGGATAGCTGAAATTGACGGAATTACTTATCAGGAGGCATATAAAAAGTATGTGTTATGCAAGTAATGCTATCGAATTTGAGCGGTGCGAAAAGCCGGAAGGAGTGTGAAAAGGATGGATAAAAAAGAATATGAAGATATAGAGAAGAGCGCAAATATTTTAGAACATATTGCAAGCACTAGGTGTAATACAGAAATTCAAAAGGCACAGAACTTTTACAACGGTTATCAGCAGGGGATAGAGGATTTATTAAAGTATATTAGGACGAGTCAAAGGAGGGATGAAGATGTCTAAAGCAGTATTAATTATTGATATGCCGGAATGCTGTGCTGATTGCCAACTAGCAGATGATGACCCAAGTGGACTGTATTGTGTACCAGCGGATGAGTATTATGACGGTAAAGAAAGTACAGAGGATAGAGCGAGCTTTTGTCCGCTCCGGGAACTGCCGGAGAAGATACCGGATCTCGAACACGGGTATGAAAATGTTGAGAAAAGCATTATTCGGATAGGCTGGAACGCCTGCTTGGACATGATGCTGGAGAAGGGCTTGTCGGATTGTGTCGATTAGTGGGTGGTATTGAACTTTGAAAATTGAATATTGACGGTTGGACGTGTTATAATTTTTTTATCAAATTACGAAGGAGAGGTCTTTTATATGGCAAAATGTATTTGTTGTGGAAAATCCGGTGCGGAGTATGAACATTATAATGGCGGTTATGTATGTGAAAAATGTGTTGGAGCATACTTCACCTGCCCTGATTGTGGAAGATTGTTCGATACAGATGATTTTGAACATGGAGATACTGGAACAGGATTTTGTGCGGACTGTGCACCGAATAATTAAAAGAATTTTGTTGAATACCAACCGTCAATATTCGATGGTTGGTATTTTTTTGCCTAAAAATAGGAGGAATGAGATTGGAAAAACAGATTTTAATGGACTATATAGATGCCTGCGAACTGATCAGAGAGACGGAGCAGGATATCCAAAGATTGAAAAGAAAGAGGAGTGAGACGGTACAAGGTTCAGTGAAAGGAAGCAACCCGGACTTTCCGTATCAGGAGCAGCACTTCCATGTAGAAGGAACAGCGTATACATATGCAGATGATACAAGATTGCGGTTAGAAGAAAAAATATTAAGAGAACGAAGAGAAAATGCATCAGATATAAAAATAAAGGTAGAGCAGTATATGAATACTATACCAATCAGGATGCAGAGAATAATCAGATACAAGTACTTTGAGGGAATGTCATGGGAACAGGTAGCAGATAGGATTGGTAGAATGGCTACCGGGGATAGTGTGAGAATGGAAGTTGACAGATTTTTGAAAGAAAAATAAAGTTTGTTCGTTTTGTTCGGAATGTTCGTTTTCGATGTGCTAATATGGTATTGATGAAAGTGTATGACACGGACATCGCGTTAATTCTTCTCATATTTTTTACCCAATTGGATTGTAGCAGCTGCGTATATCTGTTACACTCCCCCCAGTTTTAAGAAGGAGCTGTGCACTATAACTTAGTGTAACGGCTCTTTTTTGAAAAATAAAAATAAGGTGGTGATAGTCCTTGCCGAAGGTCAAAGATGCGAGAGCGGATAAAGCCTTTGAAATGTATAAGCAAGGGCTTAAGTTAGTAGAGATAGCAAGCCAGCTAGGCATTGCAGAGGGAACGGTGCGTAGTTGGAAAAATCGTTATAAATGGGATGGGGACAACGCAACGTTGCAAAAGAATAAACGCAACGTTGCAAAAAACAATAAGCCTCCTAGGAAGAACAAAAAAAGTCCTGTTGCACATGAGGTCGAATCTGTAATGAAAAATACGGAATTAAACGATAAGCAACAGCTTTTTTGTATATATTACATCAGATGCTTCAACGCCACTAAGGCATATCAGAAAGCATATGGTTGTGATTACACGACAGCAATGGTTAATGGCTCTCAGTTACTTAGAAATCCTAAGGTAAAAGATGAAATCTTGCGACTGAAACAGGAGAGGCTCAATCGAGAGTTCCTAAGTGAATCTGATATCTTCCAGAAGTACATGGATATTGCATTTGCCGATGTGACTGATTTTGTGGAGTTTGGAAATGAAGAGATGGATGTGCTTTTAGATACAGGAGAGCGAAAGACTATCACAGTAAGCTATGTTAATATCAAGAATAATGCCGATGTGGACGGGACAATCATTTCCGAGGTATCTAAGGGAAAGGATGGTGTAAAGGTAAAACTTGCCGACCGAATGAAAGCGTTGCAGTGGCTTACGGATCACATGGACCTTGCCACAGATAAGCAAAAGGCAGAGATTGCACTTCTGAGGGCAAAAGTACAGACTGATGATAGCGAAGAAATTGCAGATGATGGATTCCTTGAAGCGTTAAATGGCACAGCTGCGGAGGATTGGAGCAGTGAAGAAAACCAATAAGATTAAACAGGTTTTTAAATTTAAACCATTTTCCCAAAAGCAGCGCAAAGTACTGAATTGGTGGTGTGAGAATTCTCCGGTCAAAGATAAAGATGGGATAATTGCCGATGGAGCAATCCGATCGGGCAAGACCGTGAGCATGTCGCTGTCATTTGTTATGTGGGCAATGAGTTCATTTAATGGCGAGAACTTTGGCATGTGTGGAAAGACAATCGGTTCTTTCCGTAGAAACGTCCTGTTTTGGCTCAAGCTAATGTTGAGAAGCAGAGGATACACCATTGCAGATCACAGAGCTGATAATTTGGTTATTATTTCCAGAGGAGATATAACGAATTATTTTTATATATTTGGTGGTAAAGATGAACGATCACAGGATCTCATTCAGGGTATTACCTTGGCGGGGGTCTTTTTTGATGAAGTGGCATTGATGCCGGAAAGTTTCGTGAATCAGGCAACCGGACGATGCTCCGTTGACGGTTCAAAATATTGGTTCAATTGCAATCCGGATGGGCCATATCATTGGTTCAAGACCGGATGGATTGATAAGCGAGAAGAAAAACATCTGTTGTATCTGCATTTCACGATGGATGATAATCTAAGTCTGTCGGAGAAAATCAAAGAACGATATAGGAGTATGTACACCGGTGTATTCTATCGCCGGTATATTCTTGGATTGTGGGCGATGGCAGAGGGCATTATTTACGATATGTTCGATACTGCCAAGCATGTGATATCAAATCTGTCAGAATTGACTAATGCAAACTATTATGTGTCCTGTGATTATGGTACGCAGAATGCAACCGTGTTCTTGCTATGGTGTAAGGACAGATTGGGGCGGTGGGTATGCTGCCGCGAGTATTATTATTCCGGTCGTGATGAGGAGCGACAGAAAACGGATACCGAGTATGCGGATGATCTGGAACAGTGGTTAGATGGAATAAAGCCGGTCAAGATTGTGATTGATCCATCTGCGGCATCATTCATAGCAGAATTGAAAAAGCGTGGTTATGCAATCAAGAAAGCGAAAAATGATGTGCTGGATGGTATCAGATTTGTGGCATCCTTGCTGAATCAGGGTAAGATTGCAATCATTGACCAATGTCCGAATACAATCAAAGAATTCGGATCGTACATATGGGATCAGAAAGCATCTGAGCGTGGCGAGGACAAGCCAGTGAAACAGCATGATCACGCAATGGATGCACTGCGGTACTTCTGTTATACGATTATTCGTAAACCGGGAAGCATTAGTATTTTGAAGTGAGGTAGACGATGGATCTTGAAACAATAAAAAAAATGATAAAAAAATATGAGCCGGGGCATACAAGGATGGTTCAGCAAACAATGCAAGCAGAGAGGTATTACCGTAATGAGACGGATATTCTTGTACAGAATCAAAATAGAGAAACAGATCAGGAAAATCCACTGAGAAATGCAGATAACCGAATACCAAGAAATTTTCATGGATTGATCGTTAACCAAAAAGCTGCATATATGTTTACCTCCCCCCCACTGTTTGATATAGGGAACAAACAGGGAAATGAGGTTATAACAGATGCCTTGGGCGATGAATATCGAAAAAACTGTATGGAGTTGTGTGTAAATGCTGCTAACGCAGCTGTTGGATGGATACATTATTGGGAAGATAATGATGGTACTTTTCAATGGGCAGTTGTGGACAGTAAGCAGATCATTCCGATAGTTTCATGTGATTTGAAGAAGAAATTATTAGGTGTCTTGCGAATCTATAATGAAATTGATGAAGAAACAGGAGATACCTATATAAATTATGAGTATTGGAATGACGAAAGCTGTTGGACATTCCGGCGAAAAGATGGTGACACTTTAGAGGACGGATTATGTTATTACAATACTTTCATGGTTCCAGATGCAAATGATTTTACCGCAGAGTACAGACATGATTTCGGAGAAGTGCCATTTATCCCATTTCCGAATAACAATACAAATACGAATGACTTGAAAAACATTAAGCCGCTGATAGACGTATATGATAAGGTCTACAGCGGTTTTATTAATGATCTGGATGATATACAGGAGTTGATATTTGTATTATCGGGATATGGCGGTACAGACCTTACTTCGTTCCTATCAGAACTAAAAAAGTATAAAACCATTAAAGTGGATGGGGACGAGGGCAGTAATCCGGGAGTGAGTACACTCAATATTGAAATCCCAATAGAAGCCCGTAACAGTGTGCTGCAAGCCACGAGAAAAGCAATATTTGAACAGGGGCAGGGATTTGATCCACAGCCGGAAAATTTCGGAAACCAGTCGGGAGAAGCACTAAAGTTTATGTATTCATTACTTGAAATGAAAGCGGGGCTGACAGAAACAGAGTTTCAACTTGGATTTGCCAGATTAATTAGAGCAATCTGCCGGCATCAGGGGATTGAATGCAAAAAGATAGTGCAAACGTGGACGCGGACCAGTATCAAAAACGATACAGAACAGGCACAGATTTGTAAAGATTCAGTGGGAATCGTTAGTAAAAAGACTATTTTGAAAAATCATCCGCTTGTCGAAGATGCAGATGCTGAGTTGAAGCAGTTAGAGAAAGAGGAGCAGGAAACGAAGCAAAAAGCTGATACATATATTGGTGCATTCAAGGCAAGTAAAAAAGAGGACAAGCCAGACGATGATCCGGAGGATACAGAATAGCGGAATGAGGTGATTGCATGAGTGAACAGATGAGACAATACTGGCAGGAACGCTTCAAACAGATGGAGGAAGCACAGCATGATACATCTGTTCAGAAAGTGCAGGAGATTCAGGAACAATTTGAAAAAGCACAGGCAGCAATTGAAGGAAAAATTGATGCCTGGTATCAGAGATTGGCACAGAACAATGGAGTTTCCATGTTAGAGGCAAAGAAAATGCTCACGAACAAAGAACAAAAGGAATTCCAGTGGACGTTAGAGGAATATATTAAATATGCCAAAGAAAACGAGAAAAATGGTAATTGGGAAAAAGAACTTGAGAATGCATCCGCGAGAGCACATATCAGCCGATTGGAAGCCTTGCAATTTGAGACACAGCAGGAATTAGAAAGGCTTTATGGCAATTGCACAGACACCATAGATCGTTATATACAGAATATGTATACTACAGATTTTTACCATACGGCATATGAGATTCAAAAAGGGATTGGTGTTGGTTCTAAAATAGAACATCTGAACGCTGATGTAGTTGAAAAGATTGTTTGTAAGCCTTGGGCAGTAGATGAAAAAAATTTTTCTGATCGCCTGTGGGACAATAAAACAAAATTAATTAACAATTTACATAATAACCTTTCAAGAATGTGTATTACAGGGGAAACTCCAAATAGAATTATTACAGAGTTTTCTAAGCAGATGGATGTATCTAAAGCACAGGCGGGCAGAGTAATTATGACAGAGTCAGCCGTATTTGCAAACAAGGCAAGACAGGATTGCATGGGAAAACTGGGTGTTGAGCAGTTTGAGGTCATAGAGACGTTAGATGAAAGAACCTGTAATACATGCGGTAGAATGGACAAGCAGCACTTTCCAATGAGCGATTTCCAAACGGGTGTGACAGCACCTCCATTTCATCCGAACTGTCGTGGTTGCACTTGTCCGTACTTCGATGATGAATTTGGCAGTGTGGGAGAACGTGCTGCCAGAGACGAGGATGGTAAGACATATTATGTGTCAGCAGATACGACATATGAGGAATGGAAAAAGACATTTGTAGAATTATCAGAAGAATCTGGTATAATAAAAGAGATTAGAATTCCAAAGGAAATGAGGAATGCAGCAGGTATAACTCCTGATATCCTTAAAAGTATGCAGAATGGTATCGATACAATAGAAAATGAGTACAATATTCATTTGAGTAAGATATTAGTAGAAGATATAAGCAAAGAGAAACCAGATACACCCTATTTATGTAGATATATAGACAATAATGGTAAGCATGAAGCAGTTTTTGTTTTAAATAGTGGTTTTAATTTCGATGGATTTGAAAATGTGGTTGCTGAAGGTTATCGTATGGGTTATTTTGCTGGAAAAAGCATAGAAGATCATATTATACATGAGATGGCACATGTGATGACAGGACAACACATACAGAGTAATGAGGAATTTACAGCTTTCATGGGAATGATTGAAAAAGAATATGTTCCGGGAGTGTCAATATATTCTGATGCTACAAAGGATGGTTTTGAAACAATTGCAGAGGCATTTGTTAGAATACGAAACGGTGAGAATGTTCCAGAGAAAGCTCGAAAGTTAGTAGAGACATACATAGAAAGGTGGAAAAAGGAATGATAAAAATTCCATATTGTTTGAGATGTAAAAATGTAAGGAAAGGGATGGTATGTGATGCATATCCAGATAGAATACCGGAAGAGGTATTAAGTAAAGAAAAGAAAGAAGGTACTATTTGCAATAATAATGTTGGATTTGTAAAAGTTAGATAGAGTACACAAATGAAATAAAGTAAGCTACCACCAGTCAGAAATGACATGGTGGTATTTTTGTACCCTAAACCAGTAATAACAGGATAACTGGAAATCTATGGACCGAACGGCGCAGAGGTGACGCTAAGTAAGTTCCTCCGGGAGCCCTGTTTTTATATGCCTTTTTCCGCAGGCATTAAAGAACGGTAGTACTCATCTGGAGAATAAACAGAGAATCCCAATACCCGGAGAGCGGGAATAAAAATCTATGGAGGATAAGAGAATGGAATGGTTAAAGGCAATTTTGGAAAAAGCAGAAATCAAAGACGGAAAACTGGACGTGGATGCAGTCATGAATGCGGCACAGAAAGAGTTCCCAAAGTATGCGGTGCCAAAAGACGACTTTAATACAAAGGTCGAGGAACTGAAAACCGCAAATGGAACCATTGAGGAGTTGAAAAAATCTAATGGCGACAATGAGGAGTTACAGAAGAAGATTGGAGATTATGAGATTGAAATCAAAAATCTTAAGAAGACCGCTGAAAACACCTCAAAGACCTATGCGCTGAAGGAATCTCTTGCCAAGCAGGGAGTCCTTGATCCGGATTATCTGATCTACAAAGCCGGTGGACTGGATAAGTTCACATTTGATAAAGAAGGTAAGCCGGTCGGTGTGGAAGAGGCTGTGAAGCCGTATAAGGAAGATACCACAATGGCACATTTGTTTAAGCAGGAGCAGCAGAAGCCACCGTATAATCCTAAAGACGGAAAAGGTGGCGGTACTTCTAATCCATTTGCAAAAGACACCTTCAATCTGACCGAACAGGGACGATTGTTAAAAGAGAATCCGGCACAGGCAAAAGAAATGGCTGCGTTAGCCGGAGTAACATTATAAGAAGGAGGATGATTTAATGGCAATTACAAAAATTGCAGATGTAATTGTACCGGAACTTTTTAACCGGTATGTAATTAACAGAACAATGGAGTTGTCCGCATTTTTCCAGAGTGGGATCGTGGTAAACAGCCCAGATTTTGATGCATTGGCATCCGAAGCATCAAGAACACATAATATGCCGTTTTTTGAGGATTTACAGGGAGAATCAGAAGCGATTCTTGAGGATGTAAAGATGACCGCAAAAAAAATCGGATCTAATAAGGATGTATCAACCACTATTTTCCGTCAGAATATGTGGGGAGCAACGAATCTTTCAGCAGCTCTTGCCGGTGCTGATCCGATGAAAGCGATCGGTGATCTGGTTGCATCTTACTGGGCAAGGGACATGCAGAAAGAGCTCATCGCAATTCTTGCTGGAGTATTTGGTACAACTACAGCAGGAGCCGAAGGAACACCGGCAGCAGAAACCAGAATGAAAGATCATATCCTTGATCTTACTACAGGTAAGACAGATGCTGCAAAACAGATCAGCGCATCTGCATTTATCGATGCATGTCAGCTTCTGGGTGATGCACAGGCACAGTTGTCTGGTGTGGCAATGCATTCAGCAACAAAATCTCATCTCAAAAAGCTGAATCTGATCGATACGGAACGTGATTCTACAGATGTAGAATTTGATACTTATCAGGGCAGACGCGTGACCGTAGATGATGGTTGTCCGGTTGCAGATGGTGTATACACAACATACCTTTTCGGTAATGGTGCTGTAGCATATGGTAATGGTTCTCCTACTGGATTTGTATCTACTGAGGTGGATCGTGATAAACAGACCGGAGGTGGAATTGATTATCTCATCAACCGCAAGGCGTTTATTTTACATCCAAGAGGAATTGCGTACACAGGAGCAAAACGTGATCATGTAGAGACTCCGCTTAGAACAGAACTTGCAATGGCAGAAAACTGGAAACCGGTATATGAACCAAAGCAGCTTAGAATTGTAGCTATTAAACATAAAATTGGCTAGGAGTGACAGCATGGAATTAAGTAGGCTGAAACAGTTATTGGGAATAGATGAGGGCGATACATCGAAAGATGTGTCACTCTCATTTGTTATCTCAGATGTAGAAGAAATAATAAAAAATTATTGTCACATTGAGGAAGTGCCGGATGGTCTGCTCAATACAGCTTATCGTATGGCGATTGATCTGTATAGAAATGAAAAGCCGGGGCAAGAGGAAGCCGCTACGGGTGCTGTTTCATCTATTAGTGAGGGTGATACTTCCATATCATTTAAGCAGAGTGTGGATGACAATTTTAAAGATACCCTATTAAAAAATTATAAATTTTCTCTGAACCGTTATCGCAGGGTGGTGTTTCGATGATAGATGCAATAAGACAGGCACGGATGCTTGCAAGAAAAATGCAGGAAGAATTGTACGATGGAAGGGCAACGGTTACTGAATCTCAAAAGGTTAAGGATGAAAAGACGAAATTAACATCCACGGAAGAGGTGATCGTTTTAGAGGATGAGCCGTGCAGGCTGTCATATTCGAATGTCAGTACAACAGACCAGACGGAATCAGTAGCAAAGACCTCACAGATCATAAAATTATTTATGTCCCCGGAAACGAAAATCAAACCGGGGGCAAAGATAACAGTTACACAGGCCGGTGTCACAGAGACATATGAGTGCAGCGGAACACCGGCAGTATATGAAACACACCAGGAGATCATATTGAAATTAGCAGGGAGGTATGCATAATGTCACGGATGGGAGGCTTTGATGCAAGGGAACTGCGTAAACTCAGAGATGAGTTAGAGAAGTTACAAGAGCCGGAAGAATTTATGAAAGACTGTGCTAAAGAATTAGCAGCAAGGCTTCTTAAGATGGTGGTTCAGAGAACCCCGGCAGACACAGGAACTTTAAGGCGTGCATGGACGACCGGAACGTCATCCGAAGGTTATGCAAATTCTGTACAGGTCAATCATTCCGGGAATGTATATGAAATTGCTATTACAAATCCAAAGGAGTATGCAAGCTATGTGGAATATGGACATCGGACACCTAATCATAAAGGATGGGTACCAGGAAAGTTTATGATGAAAATATCTGAAGAGGAACTGGAAAGAATTGCACCAGCCATTTTAGAGCAAAGGATATATAGATATTTTGGAGGACTATCAAGATGATTAATACAATCATATCAGCTATCAGCAATACGCTGGATACAGAATTTGGTTATGATGTTCATTTAGGACAGGTAGAACAGGGGTTAGAGATTCCCTGTTTTTTTATTAATTGTCTAAATCCCCAGATCAGCAAATTTCCAGGGAACAGATACTACCGGAAAAATCAGTTTTGCATCCAGTATGTCCCGAAATCTCTCCCCAATAGCCATGCTGCCCTGTGGGAATGCAATGAAGTGGCAGAGAGCCTGAATTGGTGTATGGAATGCATCGATGTGAATGGAGATCTGTTGCGTGGAACGAATGTGCATCATGAGATTGTAGATGGCATACTGAACTTTTTCGTGAATTACAACTGCTTTGTATGCAAAGAAGAAACACATACAGTAATGGATGATATTTCATCAGAAATGGAAGTAAAGGAAGGTGAATGATTTGGCAGAGATTAAGAAAAATGAGAAGTCAAAGGAACAGAGATTTTACAAAGAACAGTTTATCACATCAAAAAACTACCGTGGGAGGAGGGACTTATTAAATGCCATATTAGAGGATGACAGAGAGTACACCACGGAAGAAGTAGAAACGATGATCGCAGAGTATATGAAAGGAAAGGTGAAATAAATGGCATTAGGTGGAGGAAGTTATATGTCACAGGATAAAATCCTGCCTGGGACATATATCAACTTTGTATCAGTGGCATCTGCAAGCTCGGTATTATCTGATCGGGGTATTGCAACTATGCCATTAGAATTGGATTGGGGAAAGGAAGGAGAAGTATTTGAGGTTTCTAATGAAGACTTCCAGAAAAACAGTCAGAAGATTTTCGGATATGCTCATGACCATGAGAAAATGAATGGCTTAAGTGATCTGTTTATGAATGCAAAGACCTTATATGCATACCGCTTAAATGGTGGCGGCACAAAGGCAACGAATGCATTTGCAACCGCATTGTATGGTGGAATGCGAGGTAATGACATTAAAATTGTGATTCAGGCAAATGCAGATGAGACCAGTAAGTATGATGTAATGACGTATCTTGAGACAACCAGAGTAGATACGCAGACAGTAGCACAGGCTTCCGAACTGGTAGATAATGATTATGTTACATTTAAGAGTGATGCAGCACTGGAGGTGACTGCTGGTACTGCATTGGCAGGAGGTACAAATGCAACAGTAGATGGGACAGCACATCAGAAATATCTTGATAAGATCGAATCGTATTCTTACAATGTGATGGGGGTTATCACAACGGATGAAACAACAAAGAAACTGTATGCAGCATTCAGCAAGCGGATGCGTGATGAGCAGGGGGTAAAATTTCAGCTTGTTCTTTACAATCTGAAAGCAGATTATCTCGGTGTGATTAATCTGAAGAATAAGGTACTTGATACCGGTGTTAGTGAAGCGTCTTTGATTTACTGGGTAACCGGTGCAGAATGTGGATGTGAAGTAAATAAGTCCTGCCAGAACAAACAGTATGACGGTGCCTTTGAGGTTGATACCGACTATACACAGACAGAGTTACAGGATGCGATTTTAGCAGGAGAATTTGTGTTACATAAGGTCAACTTTGAGACACGGGTATTAGAGGATATTAACAGCATGGTTACGGTAACAGATTCCTGTGGTGAGATTTTCAAAGACAATCAGACCATCCGGGTGATCGATCAGATTGCTAATGATGACGCACTGCTGTTTAACAAAAAATACCTTGGCATCATTCCAAACAATGATTCCGGTCGGGTATCTTTGTGGTCTGATTTAGTAAAAATCCGACAGCAGTTACAGGACATTGGTGCAATTGAAAACTTCACAGATACAGATGTAACGATTCAGCAGGGAGATACAAAAAAATCGGTAGCAGTGACAAGTGGCATTCAGGTAGTGAATACCATGAGTAAGCTGTATATGACGGTAACGGTAGCGTAGAAAGGAGAAACGCATGGGAAAAAATAATGTAATGTTATCGAAAGATGCGGTATCAGCATCTCTTGCAGAGTGTTTTGTAACCATTGGAGACAGACGATATAACTTCATGCAGGCAATCAATCTGGAAGCAAAATTTGATAAAGAGAAATCAGAGATCCCGATTTTAGGAAAAACCGGAAAAGGAAATAAAACAACAGGATGGAAAGGGACTGGTTCAGCAACGTTCCACTATAACACCAGTATTTTCCGTAAGATGATGTTGGACTATAAAAGAACCGGGCGTGATACATACTTTGACATTCAGATCACAAATGAGGACCCGACAAGCTCTGCCGGCAGACAGACAATTATCTTAGAGGATTGTAATATTGATGGTGGAATCTTGGCGAAGTTTGATGCGGATTCAGAATATCTGGACGAAGATATGGACTTCACATTTGAAGATTTCTCTATGCCGGAGAAATTCAAAAATCTGAAAGGTTTCCTGACAAATTAGAAAAATGCTCCCTGTGCTTAGCATGGGGAGAAGAAAAAAGATGACAGAATTCTACAGATAAGGTATAATTTTTCATATCAATTAAAAGGAGAAAGAGATATGAGGAAAAAAACATTAGTCACTATTTTATTATGCTTGGTCGCAATGACAGCCTTTGTGGGATGTGGAACCAGTAATGATTCTAAAAAAGAAGCATCAAAGGAAACAACAAAAGAGACAAGCAAGAATTCTGACAAGCAAGAAGATGGGGACAAGGAGGAAAAAGAGGACGAGAAGGTTTACAATATTGGGGAGACCGCAGAATTAAGAGACTGGGGAATAGTAGTTTCTGATATGCAAATAGTACCAAGTATTGATGAAAATTATGTTACATTTAAACCGGATCAGGAAGGAGCACAATTCGCAAAAGTATCTGTAAACGTAACAAATAACGGGAAAACATCGGATACCTTTTTACCATCTTATGGGATGGGAGATGATGTGAATGCAAAAATCTTATTCGGAGATGGATATGAATTTTCAGCAACAATCTTATTAGGATATAGTGCAGATATGCATGATTCAACAATCAATCCGCTGTCATCAAAAGAAGGGGACATTGCTTTTGAAGTACCAGATACAGTGATTAATTCGACTGATCCACTGATTGTACAGTTCAATTCCGGTAGTGAAAATGTAAAAATAAAAATAAGATAGATGTGCAAGGAATACCCGCTTACAGAAGTAAGCGGGTATTTTCTAAAGATAAGTTAGTCGTTTGTTGGAGTTTTGCCTTTGATAAGATTAATATAGTTTGGAATATTGCTACATAAGAAATCAAACAATAGGTTGTATTCAAGTTCATTTAGAGTGATTTCATTAGAATCTTTTTTTAGTGTAACTTCAAAAGTTTCACTAAGAGGATATTCGTGAAAATCTAAATCATCATACAAATATTGTAATAGAGATGTCATAGCATTTATTCCATACAATACTTCATCAGGATAAAAATCAGTTTCATCATCACTCCATCCTAATAAGAAATCAGGAGTGGTTTCAAGAGCCCTTGCAATCAAAAGTATTTTAGATTGTGGAAGCCCGCGTCCATCCTTTTCTATTTTATTAATGGATGAGCGAGATTTATATCCTATTTTAGTTGCAAGTTCCTCTTGAGACATACCTAGTGCTTCACGTTTTGCACGAATTCTATCACCAATTTCCATTGTATCACCTCACAATTATATATTAGCATTTTGTAGCAAAAAATTCAACTTTTGTTTAATAAAATGTTGACAATAGTTAAACAATATAGTAACATACGATTGTAGACAAAATAGAAACAAAGAAAGGAGGAGATGATATGGTAGACACACAGAGGTTAAATGATAGAATAGACAGGTCTGGTCTAAAAAAATATTATATAGCTTCAAAAATAGGTTTAACCACATATGGATTACAAAAGAAAATTACTAATCAGACACAATTCAAAGCAAATGAAATCGAAGGATTGTGTATTGTTTTGCAAATTGAGACATTAGAAGAAAAAGAAAAAATTTTTTTTTCAAAGAATGTTGGCGAAATGGAAACAGAAAAAATGTATACAAAAAAAGAGTAAACACGCACTCGTCAAAGTTATCGTGTTTACTCAAAATGGAACCTATTAACTATAGGAATTTCCTATATGCATTATAGGGGATTCCACCAGTTTTTGCAAGGAGGAATAAAATGCAAAATTTAACAATGAATGATTTGACAGTAATAGAAAATGAATTAGTACCGGTGTATGAGACAAGCACTGGAGAGAAAGTAGTATATGGGTCAGAACTTTATGAAGTTTTAGGGGTTAAGAGCAATTATCGCGATTGGATTCGTAATCGTTTAAATGATTGTGAAGCAGTAGAGAAAGAAGATTTTGAAGCCGCTAAAATTTTAGCACCTTCCGGTCAGACAAAGAAAGACCACATCATCAAACTCGATACCGCCAAGGAAATGGCAATGCTTGAGCGTAATGAAAAAGGTAAGCAGGTGCGTAGATATTTCATTCAAATTGAGAAGAAATATAAAGAAAACACATTTGAGAATCTTTCACCAGAACTTCGAGCCGTTATTGTAGTGGATCAACGAATTACGAGCGTAGAGAAAAAGGTAGAACATCTTGAGTATGATATTCCGCTATACGGTTCCGAGGCAGATGAATTGTGTAATCATGTAAAACGTAAGGGTGTAGACATGCTTGGTGGAAAAGAAGGAAACGCTTATAAAGATACTAAGATACGTTCTGCAGTGTACACTGATATTTACAATCAGATCAAAAGAGAATTTGGACTTTATGACGACAAGGGTAAATTCAAGTCATACAAGTCATTAAAACGGCGTTATATTTATGAAGCACATGAATTAATAGACGCTTATGAGTTGCCTACATATTTACAGGAAAGAGTAAACGATTGCAATGCACAAATGAATATGGAGGTGGCTTAGAATTATGAATGATTTAGTAAAAGTAAATTTTGATACACAGACAGTATCAGCTAGAGAACTGCATGAGCAGTTACATATTGGAACACGATTTAATGATTGGTTCCCAAGGATGTGTGAATACGGATTTGAAGAGGGAAAAGAGTATTACTCAAAAATGAGTAAAACCACTGAAAGCGGCGGTAGACCGTCAGTTGACTATGATATTTCCGTAGATATGGCAAAACAGATTTGTATGATTCAGAGGACACCAGAGGGTAAGGCGGTGCGCCAGTACCTTATTGACTTAGAAAAAGCATGGAATACACCAGAGCAGGTCATGGCAAGGGCATTAAAAATAGCAAATCAGAGCATTGAAAATCTGAAAACCCAAAATATCGCATTAGTAGCAGACAATGATCGTATGCGTCCAAAAGAGATATTTGCAGATGCCGTAGCTGCCAGTCATACATCCATACTGATCGGAGATTTGGCAAAATTGCTAAAACAGAATGGAGTCGACATTGGGCAAAAGAGGTTATTTGCCTGGATGCGAGAAAATGGATATCTGATCAAACGGCGGGGTTCGGATTGGAATATGCCAACACAACGGAGTATGGAAATGGGATTGTTTGAAGTGAAAGAAAGTACAGTAAATAATCCGGATGGCTCTGTGAGTATCAATAAAACAACCAAAGTGACTGGAAAAGGACAGCAATATTTTATTAACAAGTTTTTAGGGGAGGTGGCGTAAATGTATGAAAAGGCAATCGTAGATTTATTAGGAAAAATAAAAGATCAAAGGAAGTTAAAAAGGATATATAAATTAGTTGCATATCTGTATAGCACAGAATAAAGAAATACAGTGGTAATTAGAGAGCTTAGCGATAGGCTCTCTTTTTATATACAAAAATCAAAGAAAGAGAGGACAATGATATGTCAAAATTTAGCAGATTCATGAAGGAGAACAAAAAGGAGAAGAAAAACGGATGTTATGCACCAACAGTTTCGCTTACAGATGAAAATGGTAAGCCGTTAGAGTGGGAATTTCGTCACATTACATCAAAGGAAAATGAGAAATTAAGAGATGAATGCATGATCGATGTACAGGTTACAGGAAAGCCAAATGTATATAGACCGAAATTGGATTTAACAAAATATCTTGCAAAGATGATCACGGCATCTACCGTGACACCGGATCTTTATAATGCAGAGCTGCAGGATTCTTACGGTGTACAGACACCGGAAGAGTTAGTATATGCGATGGTAGACGATGCCGGAGAATATCAGGAACTTAGTGCATGGATACAGGAATTTCAGGGATTTACCAAGACACTTGATGATAAGGTAGATGAAGCAAAAAACTAATTGAGGAGGGGGATGGCGAAGCGAATTACGCGCATTATGCCCTCCTGAAACTCCATATCCTTCCGTCTGTTTTCCTTGCAATGGACGAGCAGGAAAAGGCGTTTGTGATCGCGTCCATAAAAATAAAGATGGAAAAAGATAAAGAGGAAGAAGAAAGAGCCAAACGGGAAGCAAAGAGACGAGGAAGGAGGTAAACGAATGGGTACGATCAGTACGGGAATTGAATTAAATGATAACTTTAGCTCTGTTTTATATAACATCATGGGTTCAGTCAACCTTGCCATTTATCAAATGGAAGAAATGCGGCAGTCTTTGAGTGCTTCGATTGATACTTCGTACATTGAAGGTGCGAGAGAATCAATCGATCGTGCAACCATGTCCTTAAGGGAGATGGAAGAGGCTGCTTCTGTTTCAGTTGCTCCGGCAATGTCATCTATGAATGTAGCTGCTGCAAATAGCAATTATGAGCAGCTAAGGCAGAACGTAGAATCTACAGGTCAGCATATTCGTGATAATACAGAAGAACAACAGAGATTCAATCAGGCTGTCAATAGTGGTACAACAAGTTCTAATAACTTGTTGAAAGGTCTTATAGGGTTGCATGTTGTACAATCTGTTGTCAATACGGTAACAGGGCAGATTGATGCTGCAATGAAGAGAATGGACACAATGACGAACTTTCAGCGGACGATGACAGCCATTACAGGAAGCTCTGATATGGCGGCTGCTTCATTAAACCAGTTGAAGGACATTACAACAGGAACTGCCTATGGACTGGATGTGGCAGCAATGGCAGTACAGAATTTTACAACCAGAGGCATGGGTATCGGCAATGCCACATCCGAAGTTGGAAAGTGGGCAGATGCAGTAGCATTTTATGGAGATGGAACCAATGAGTCACTGACAACGGTAACGGATGCACTTGGTAAGATGATGACCAAGGGTACGGTAGAGATGGATCAGTTGAATAGAGTGACTGACACAGGAATCGATGCAGTAGGAATATATGCACAGGCCACCGGACGATCTGCCGCCGATGTTCAGAGTGATTTATCAGATGGAATCATATCATCAATGGATTTCATATCAACAGTGTCCACGGCATTTGAAGAAGGAACGAATGGAGTCTTAAATATTTCAGGAGCAGCTAAAGAAGCGGGAGCAACGTGGGCGACCACAATTGCAAATGCCAAGGCAGCAATCACAAGGGGTTGGATATCATTGATAGACAATGCCAATGCTGCCTTGGCGAACGCAGGATTTGGAACAATCCTTGATGGAATCAGGGAACTTGGAGAAACGGCAGAGCGTGTTATGGGAAAAATAGGTATTGCCGTAGGAATTACGTTGACAATTTTGTCTCCGGCATTCCAATTTATGCAGGATGCGGCAGGATTTATAGCAGATAACTGGTCAATCCTCGAGCCGATAGTCTGGGGACTGATAGCCGCGTTGGTTGTTTATAATGCGACAATGGGAATTGCATGGTTGACTACGTTGCAGAACATTGCGGCAAAGATCGCTCATGCACTTGCCAGTGCTGCCGAAACAGTGGCGATTTTTGCTCTGATAGCAGCACAGGATGGATTGAATGCGGCATTAGCAGCTTGTCCTTTAACGTGGATCATTATTCTGATCATAGCTATTATTACATTGATTTACACTGTTTGCACAGCAATTGCAAAACTGACGGGAGCTGCGAATACAGGATTGGGAATTATAGTAGGAGCACTTTCGGTAGCAGTTGCTGCAATTGGTAATTTATTTGTAGCACTAATTAATATGGTAATTGATATTTTTGTTGTATTGTGGAATTTTATTGCAATATTTGCCAATTTCTTTGGAAATGTTTTTAATGATCCAGTTGCTGCAATTGGAAGGTTATTCTTCGGCTTGGTAAATCATATTCTTGGACTTTTGGAAACACTTGCAAGTGCTATTGATACACTTTTTGGGCAAAATCTTGCGGGTGCAGTTCAAGGCTGGAGAGATAATTTAGGTGATTGGGTTGATAAAACTTATGGTAAAGGTGAAGAAATTATGGCGACAGTAAATGGCAATGAATGGCACGTCGAACGTTTTAAGTATACTAATGCATGGAATTCAGGTGTACAAAAAGGCGATGAATTTGCAGGAAAAATGTCAGATTTCTTGAATGGTTTTGGGAAAATCCCGAAAGAAGAGGAATACACCAAAGGCTATGGCGATGACGGCACCAATAACCTTGGCGATACACTCGATAAGAGTGGAACAGGAAATAAGGTTGCAGACATTGCAAACAGTGCCGGAAACATCGAGAACACTTTAACAGCCACAAGCGAAGATTTGAAATACCTTAGAGATATTGCAGAGAGAGATACGATCAATCGTTTCACAACTGCAGAAATCAGCATTGTCCAGACAAATAACAATAAAATAGCCTCTGACATGGATTTAGACGGTGTTGTAGAAGGTCTGACCAGTGCAGTAGATGAGGCGATCAGTAATGCTACAGAGGGGGTGCATTAAGTGGCATCTAAAAAAAAGCCTAAAAAGATGAGCCGGAAAAAAGAGATGACCATCCCCGGAGCGGGAAAAGGCGGGTATTATGTGTATTTAAACAAATGCCTGCTCCCGGTCACACCGGGTAAGATCGAGATGAAGATCAACAATTCCAACAAGACCATAAAGCTCATCAATGATGGAGAGATCAATATATTAAAGACTCCGGGACTGACGGACATTGATTTTGAATGTGAGATACCGCAGCAGCAGTATCCATATGCGGTCTATAAAAATAAGTTCAAGAAAGCATCTTACTTTCTGAATTACTTTGAAAAGCTGAAAAAGGATAAAAAACCATTTCAGTTTATAGTATGCAGAAGATTCCCAAATGGAAAAAAACTCTTCTATACAAATCTGAAAGTATCCTTAGAAGAGTATCGTATCACAGAGGATGCCGGAAATGGATTTGATCTGAAAGTTAAGATCAGTCTGAAACAATGGCGTAATTATGGTACCAAACAGGTAAAACTTAAGATCAAGGTAAACAAGCCACAGCCGGTAGTCAAAGAGGAACCGATACGCGAGACGGTAAATTCCCCGGAGCCTGTACAAAACCAGACCTATACGGTACAAAAGGGGGATTGCTTATGGAACATCGCTAAGAAGTTTTATAATAATGGTTCGCTATATACAGTCATTTATGAAGCAAATAAGGGTGTGATCGGCGGTAACCCCAATCTGATCTATCCGGGACAGGTGCTTACGATACCGCCGGTATAAGGAGTGAGGAGAGAATGAAAGTAGATTTATTAATAGCTGATGCGACCGGGAAAAAAGCCTATCGTCCGGTTGTGGAAGAAGGGATCACATGGTCTACAGAGCGGAGAGGCACACCGGGAAAGCTGACTTTTAAGATGCTTTGGGATAAAAAACTCAAAGTGTCGGAAGGGTGTGCCGTTTGTCTGAAAGTGGATGGGAAAAAGATTTTTTATGGTTTTATCTTTAAACAGCAAAGAACAAAGGAGCAGCTCATCTCTGTAACGGCATATGATCAGCTTCGTTACTTGAAAAATAAAGATACGAAGGTCTATGAGGGAAAGACAGCCGCACAGCTTGTAAAGGAACTTGCGGATGATTACCGGATGAATACCGGCACACTGGAGAATACGCAATATGTGATAGGTTCCCGTGTGGAAGAAAATACGTCACTGTTTGAGATGATCGAGAATGCATTAGACCTGACACTGACTAATACTGGGCAGATGTTCGTCTTATATGACGATTATGGAAAACTCACACTAAAGAACCTATCATCTATGTATGTCAGAAAGAAGAATAAGTATCTTATGATCGATGATGGTGCAGGGGAAGATTTTGATTATACATCATCTATAGATGACAATACCTATAATCGTGTGAAATTAACATATGATAACGAAGATACTGGGCATCGTGATGTTTATATTGCACAGCATGGAAAAAATATCAATAAGTGGGGCGTTTTACAGTATTATGAAACGTTACAGAAGGGAGAGAATGGTCAGGCGAAAGCAGATGCATTGCTCTCCCTTTATAATAAAAAGACCCGCAATCTGAAAATCAACAATGTTATTGGTGATAATCGTGTGAGAGCAGGATCTATGCTTGTTGTAAATTTGAATCTTGGGGATATGAAAGTAAAAAATTTCATGTTGGTGGAAAAGTGCCAGCATACCTACAAGAACAATGAGCATTTTATGAATCTGACATTGAGAGGAGGCGAATTCGTTGCCTGATGCAGTAGAGTTTGTAAAGTTAGTAAAAAAGGCTTCCGTAGAAGCAATGGAAGCGGCAAAGCCTGTAAATGTTTATTTTGGAGAGGTGGTTGGGACATCGCCTTTAAGAATTAACGTAGAGCAGAAAATGATATTAGGGGAATCGCAGATCGTGCTTACCCGGAATGTGACGGACTTTAAAACAGCCGTTACGGTTTCATGGAATACAGATGATAATTCAGCAACATTGTCTGGGAGAAAAGAGATCACTGTGCATAATGGCTTGGCAGTCAGTGATAAGGTCCTTCTTATCAGACAGCAGAGTGGTCAGAAGTATTTTGTCATGGACAGGATAGGGTAGAGTGGATGATCCCTTCTGTATCTGGTTTTTTAGACCAGGAATTTGAAGTAGAAGAAGAGCCAAGCAAAAATTACCGGATGGATATTTACGGTGAGACAATCTGTGGGAAAATAGACGGACTGGAAGCGATGAAACAGGTCATTTATAAGATACTGAATACAGAACGCTACCAGCATATTATTTATTCCTGGAATTATGGAGTAGAGTTAGAGGATTTATATGGAGAACCGTCCTCTTATGTATGTCCGGAACTGGAACGCAGAATTACCGAAGCACTTGTACAGGATGACCGGATCAAGAGCGTGGATGAGTTCGCCTTTGAAATTGATGGACACGCTGTTACGGTAAGTTTTACGGTACATACGGTGTTTGGAGATATACAGACAGAGAAGGAGGTGGATGTTTAAATGTATGAGGAAGTCACATATGAAAGCATCTTAGAACGGATGTTAGAGAAAGTTCCGGATAACATGGATAAAAGGGAAGGATCTATTATCTATGATGCTTTAGCTCCGGCAGCAGTGGAGTTGCAGCTCATGTATATAGAGCTGGATGTAATTTTAAAGGAAACCTTCGCGGACACGGCATCCAGAGATTATCTTTTGCGAAGAGCAGAAGAACGTGGAATTACACCAAAAGCAGCCACTAAGGCAATATTAAAGGGGGTATTTACTCCATTGGACATTGAACTTTCTGAAGGAGAACGGTTTAGCTGTGATTCATTGAATTACAGAGTATTAGAGAAAATAAAAGCCGGTGAGTATCAAATGCAGTGTGAAACAGAAGGGGTAAGTGGCAATGGTAACTTTGGTATGCTGATTCCGGTAAATTACATCAACGGACTTAAAACGGCAGAGCTTACAGAGTTGTTGATACCAGGCGAGGATGAAGAAGAGACCGAAAGTATCCGTCAGAGATATTTTCAATCTTTTGATTCACAGGCATTTGGTGGTAACAAAAAGGATTATAAGGATAAGGTCCTTAGTATGGCAGGCATCGGGGCAGTCAAAGTGATTCCTGTGTGGAATGGTGGTGGAACAGTAAAGTTGACGATTCTGGATTCGGCTTACCAGAAAGCCGGCACTGCGCTGCTCACAAAAGTGCAGCAGCAAATTGATCCGGCAGATGGAGATGGATGTGGGATTGCTCCTATCGGTCATGTGGTTACGGTAGACACACCGGAGGAATTAGAAGTTTCTGTGACTACAAGTATTACATATGATACAGGTTACAGCTTTTCTGCTTTGAGATCACAGATCGAAAATGCCATAAAAGGATATTTAGAAGGTCTTAGAAAGGAATGGCAGGACAAAGATGCCCTGGTTGTACGAATCGCACAGATAGAATCGCGTTTATTGGCGATAGAGGGCATTATTGATGTGACAGATACGAAATTAAATGGTACAGAGGGAAATTTAATAATATCCTCTGAAAAGATACCGGTTTTTGGAGGTGTGAGTGAGTGATACGAGAAGTTGATCTTGTCAGCTATCTGCCGGAGTTTTTGCGTGAGTATATAGAACTGAAAAAGATACTGGATGTTCAACAGCCGGAAGTCCAGTTATTAGAAGATCTCACGGAAAAGCTCAAAGATAATCAGTTTATTCTATTTGCAGATACACAGGGAATAGAAAAATTTGAGCAGATGCTGAAAATACAGGCGTTAGATGATGATACACTTGAAAATCGCAGATTCCGAATTATGTCCAGATGGAATAATAAGATACCATATACGGTACAAATACTCCGAAACAAGTTAGAAACACTTTGTGGAAAAGATGGATATTCATTAAAGGTTATACATGGCGAATATCGCATTATTGTAAGAGTCAATCTGATTAACAAAAAGAATTTTTCTATAGTCAAGGAAATGTTAGAGGAAGTAATACCAGCAAATATGGAGATTGATCTATCACTACTTTATAATCAGCATGAAACTTTGGCAAAGTTCACTCATAAAGAATTAGCGAAATACACACATAGGCAGATCAGAGAGGAGGTTTTAAGTCATGTCAACGAAAACGAGTAATTTTGAATATACGAAACCCGGAGTAGACGAATTCTATGATGTGACAGAATATAATCAGACACTGGATCAGATTGATGCCGATATACAGGCGAGAAAAGAAGCGGAAGAGCTAAAAGCAGCATCCGGTGTCTATGGTCATGTTAAATTAAGTGATTCATCAGCCGTTACGGACAGCACCGGATTGGCACTACCGGCAACAGAAAAGAATGCGTCCATAGAGGGGACTTTGGCAAATCAAATAAGTGCCATTAAGTACAAGTCATTTTCATATGAGGCAAATGGATTAACTGCATATTTCAGAAAAGTAGGAAGACTTATCGACTGCTACATACAAGGTCAAGCAGTACAAGAATTAGCTACAGCGTCTGGTTATGCAACCGTTTGTGCCATTAATGATGACGATTTCAAAGTTCATCCAAACTGTATGTTTGTTCAATATGTATTTTTGAATAACGTTCATTATGGTCAGTGTCAATTTGTAAAAGAAACAGTACTTTCCATAGGTTATACAAAAAATATGAGCGGAACATCCACTAATATAGCTGAAGGTGAATATATATATATTCATTTTCAGTACCTATCGAAACAGTAAGCAAAGATGAAGGAGGAATAACTATGGAATATATCACAGCGAATGGCGTAGAGTACGCCTGCAAAGCAGTAGTCACAGGAGTTGACAGCATCACATTTTCGATGGAAGGACAGGCAGTAGCAGACATGGAGAAAACCTTTCGACCGGTCACGGAGCTTACCGTGGCAGGCGAGGATAAGGAAATTTACGGTACATACAAGAATCTGTCTTTTGTATCTGCAACCGTCTATGAGGACGGCAGCACTATGGTAACTATGCATATTAAATCGGACACAGAACTTCGTTTAGAAAGCCTTGAGCAGACACAGGCAGAACAGGACGAGGTTTTAGCAGAGTTGTTAGGGGGTGAAGCATAATGAGTAACGCAGCGAAAAACATCATGCTCCGTGTCATCCGCCGGAGAATGGCAGAGGGCGAAGAACTTGAGGATATCTTAGCCGGTTATCCCAAGCTGACGGATGCAGAGAAAGAAGAATTAAGAGCAGCGATCACAGAGTAGAGCCGAAGCGCCTTGTATCAGAAGATACAGGGCGTTTTTGTATAAAAAGAAGAAAGGAAGTGTTAAAATGGCAAAATTATTTAACTTTATCAGCGTATGTGGTGGAATCTTAGGAGGTCTGCTGGCATATTTCCTTGGAGGTTGGGATGTGCTGTTAAAGACCATCGTGTTTTTAGCAGTGGCTGACTATGTGACCGGACTTATTAAAGCAGTTTATTTAAAACAGCTTAGTTCAGAGGTGGGTTATAAGGGACTTTTGAAAAAGATCCTGATGTTTATCATCATTGCGGTAGCATTTGAGATCCAGAAGTTTCTGAACCACGCAGTGGCACTTAGGGAGATCGTGATCACATTCTATGTGTGTAACGAAGCCATCAGCCTGTTAGAGAATGCAGCAGAGTTTATTCCGATTCCGCAAAAGTTGAAAGAGGTATTGATCCAGTTAAGAGACAAGGAGGAACAGTAAATGAAAGTATCAGAAAAAGGATTAGCAATTATTAAAAAGTATGAGGGATGCCGATTAACGGCATATGTTTGCCCAGCAGGAAAGTTGACGATCGGGTATGGTCACACAAAATGTGTGAAGAAAGGACAGAAGATCACACAGGCACAGGCAGAAGCCTATCTGCGTGAAGATGTGGCAGGTGCCGAGAAAGCGGTCAATGCGATTGGAAAAGGATTTAATCAGAACCAGTTTGATGCACTGGTGTCCTTTACATATAACTGTGGATCAGGCAACTTAAAGACGCTTTGTAAGGACAGAAGTGTAGATCTGATCGGAGAGAAAATCATTCTCTATAACAAAGCGAACGGAAAGAAATTGAACGGACTGGTAAGACGTAGGGAAGAGGAGCAGAGATTATACAAGACTCCATGTGCTACTGTTCAGCCGGTACATGCAGCAAGAGACAATACAGAGCTTCCGACGATCCGAAGAGGCAGCAAGGGTGAAGCGGTCAGAAAGCTGCAGCAGGCATTGCTTGCCCAGAAATTTAAGTCCTGTGAAATCAACGGTAAGAAAAAATACTTAGCAGCAGACGGAGATTTTGGAGCAATTACCGAGAAAATCTTAAGGAGATGGCAGTCTTATAAAGGATTAAAAGTGGATGGAGTCTGCGGACCGAAAACATGGGCGAGCCTTGGGTATTAG